ATTTTCTTTGTAAGTTCCATCAGCCATGCATGATAGCTGTTGGCAGGCTGAGGCTTGAGGTCATATTGATAGAACTCAATCTCTGCCATTCTGAATGCTAAGTCACCATAATCGGTTAGTCGCAATCCTTCTTGTCTACCTGATTGCCACCACTTAAACAACAGTGTGTCAATTTCAGTTTCTCGTTCTTCACGTAGTTCGTCAGGTAACTCTTTTGCTACCGCTACTGTCACAAGGTATTTGTATGACTTAGGATTGGTCATCTGGGTAGACGCATCTACCTGTATTCATAAACACAACTGTAAACTTGTCTGTTTTAAATTGTGCGTTAAGTTTGCGACACAGGTTTCGTGCGTGTCCTGGATTAGAGAAGCTAGTCTTTTTGTACTTGGGTGTAGCTTCGTTGTCCAAGTAATGTTGTGATTTTAGGTTAATTGGTTGACCGTCATAGAACACAGCCCAGATGCCAGAGGCTTCTACGATCTGGTCACACTTGTACGTGACCTTATCTACTAATTCCAATAATACTTTTGGTTGTGTTCTACTCATTTAAACTTTCCCCCCACGATTTGAACCTCTATAATTTCGGGGGTAGATTCTTTTGTGCTGTTTGCCTCTACACGGTCTATTAACAATTTAGCCAGTTCATCACGCAAACCGCGTGCTTCTGCTATAGGAATGACTACATCTTTTCCTTGTCTTCCTTCAATTGAGGAAACCTTATCAATAAACCTTTTGATGTGAATCATTGTTTATTTATCAGCGCCTTAGCATCACTTTCAGATTTAAATGGACCCTCATACTGATAACGCTGAATAAAGATGTATTTAGGGCAAAAAGTTACTACAGGTTCTGCATTTTGATACATTACATACCATCCTGCGGCATGATAGCACTTACTTTTTGGCGTCTTAGTGTACAAATGCAGTTTGCGTTTAATATCAAACATTGAATTGTATACCTTACTAGTTGTAGGATATTCATTAAATGCAGGTTCTTGTTTTGCTTTCTTACTGGCTGGTTCGAATTCAATCTGAACCTGTCGTTTAATGGCGGTAGTATTCTTAAAGTGTGCTGTGCTACCGTTTAATTTAACTTCAAATCCTGATCCGTCAGCAATAACATTACCGACCTTCTCATTACCATCAGTTACAATCCAGAACTGATTCTTTACTACTGGTTTAGCTATTAGTGTCATGTGTCTCTCCCTTTGTTAGTTCTGCTACAAGCAAGAAATGCTCATAGGCTTTTTTGACTGCTGGGTTCTCCAACAGTTTGTTTGCTTCTTCCTGCATTGCTTTAATGCCTGCTTCGGCACAGTCACGCAGTGAACCGTATGTCATCATGTTGCGCTGTGGATCATCTTCTGGCATAGAATTTAGAAACGCATCAAACAACTTACGCTGTTCAGGGGTGATGTTGTAACTTTTTACTGGTCGCAATTCATTCGCTTTATGCATTGCTGTACATATAGCATCCTCTGCTACACGACCTGCGGCAATCATAGGAGCAAGTGCAGGGTCAATGTTGTATCGAGTACTCTTGCCACCTGGATAACTCATAATGATATGAGTGCCTTTAGGGAAGGCATCCAGCAAGTCACTGTCGTATTCACTGACTGGCTTATAACGATTACCAACTTTCTCGTAGAAAACTTTTTTCATTTTGAAAATTCTTCCCAGAACAATTCTGTATCTTTCACATACGCAACGGGCTTGAGCCAGCCACATTCAATACATTGTAGAATCATTGTTTTGTATTGATTAGGACATTCTTTGTTGATTTCAAATCCTGCTCTAGGCCATGCAGTTAAGCCATCTATCTGCACAAAGCCCTTGTCGCCTTTGCGAATAGTTCTGACATTGGATTGTTCTACTTTGAATGTCATTTCTTTAACTCGTCCCACATTAGCTCTTTGGCTCTTTTATCTAATTTCTCACGTTCATTTTTGAGAATCAATGGGGCAACTGTTTCAATATATTGAAGCAGTGCCTCTTGACCACCCTCACGCCAATGGTTATACTCCCCTTTTTTACCTACACTAGATTTGTAGTAAAGGTTATCATCGTTGAGTACGGCAACGATACCCATATATAATTGTTTTTCAATTAGATTGCTCATGAACCTTCCCTTGATATGGTGCATTAAGCCACCGGCTAATAATTTCAGCATTCTGGGATAATTTTTCCAAACCATAACGGCCACAAAACTTCATAAAATGTACACCAACTTGAGGGGTGGCGGTTACCCTAACTGATTCACGAATACGCTGATCTACCTTATCCTTGATTTCCTGAGGTTGTGCAGTGAGGTCGATTAATACCTTGTTTCGTTCGTAATCATCACGAACCCTGTGTTCTACGCCCTCATGGTCAAGCCAGCGAGAAAGCATGAACGTGTTCCACGAAAAGCCCTGCTTATCACGGTCAGCATATGCTTCCATGATACCGACTTTGTTCTTAGTACCCTTTTCACGTGCACCTGGATATGCAGGGAATACGTTGTCGCCTGAATCACCGCGGATCAATTTTAGGAATTTGAGATAGTCGGGAGTACCAGCAAGCATTTTCTGCTCTTTAGTCTTTTTGTCGATAACAGGCTTGCCATTGTCTTTCCAATAGCCCGAGGTTGTAATTAAGTGACCCTCCACCCCATTATATTGACTCACGTTTTCTGCAAGTAACTGTTGGTAGTCCGAGTCTGTTGAAATGATGTAGTGGGTGTCGTTTGGGTGTAGATGGATGAATCGGGCAATCATGTCATCTGCCTCAGCTTCTTCGTGACGCAAAACTGTTACGTTGGTCTTCTCACGCATGTACGTAGTGAAGGCTTCATACGTATCCCAGAACATCCTGTTTTCTTCAACTTCAGCCTCAGTCTGAGATTTTTCATCTACGATGCGATTCCTTTTATAAGGGGCGTAGAGTGACTTTCTAAACGACCTGCCCTCTAAACAGAGAACGATGTGGTCAATGTTATAAAGGCGTACAGCTTGATTAATACTTGAAAGTGTCAAGTGTAGTGCGAATGCTGCCTTTTCTTCCGGGTCACTGTTGCGTGATGCAACATGACGGGCACGGAAGAAAGTGTTAGCACAGTCAATTAGAGCATATCGGTGTGTCATGGGGTTAGTATGTAGTTGAATAATATGCGTATATTATACGACTATTTTGCGTTTTTGTCAAGCCGCTTTATAGCTATTAAGGTAATCTTTTTTGATTAGCGTTTTCAGGGCATCACTAATACCACAACGAGTGTAAAGATTTTCGGGTCGATTATCAGTACGGATACCATTTAAATGGTCAACCTTCAACTGACCTTTCCAATATTCATTGAATTCCTCATCGGACAGTTTTTGTTCTGCAATATTGTCTGCTTGGACACGTCCAATAACCTTACACAAAGTATCACCTTTATCATTGACCAATCCCAAATCAGTACAATGTTCGCAATAATCTTTCTTGTTCATTTGATTTTGTGAACCGGGATTGTAACCCATGTGGAAATGTGGCTTAGTTACTTTTGTAACATTGTTTTTCTTTTTGGGCACGTGAGTATTAATAATGTCCAGATACAGATTCAAACCTTCTTGAGGTGTATACATATCTTGACGAAATTCATGATACGCACTTTCTAGTAAAGGCTCACCGTTAGGAATGATAACATTCACTGTGTTTACAAAAACAACATACTTAGCCAACAAGACCTTCTGGCTAGTAGGAATATCCAATTCAGCAATAGCACGTGCTTTATCCGAGTGGTCATAAACACCACATACTAAACGCTTTGCACGTGCCATTGTTTGCAGTTGCATCAAATGCACATTCTTTGCGCTAGGATAACCCAAGAATGAAATTTGCTTCAATCGAGGAATATCCCAACCCATGTTACCTTGCATAATCACTGCTAACAGAAACGGATCGACAATGTTAGTCGGCATGTTCGCTTTTCGAATGATAGAGTATGCTTCTTTGAATTCGCAATTACCCTTAGGTGTAAGATATTTCTTTTCATCACTGGTTACGATACCAATATCAGCATTCAATGCTGAACCATATGTCAGAAAATCGTTTCTACGACCACGACTACTATACAATGGGATCGATTTAGTAGCATCTTCACGACCAAACTTAAAGAATGCACCCGGCATAACTTGAACAATATCGATATCCATAGCCTTTTGCCATGTGTCAGCATCAATAGCTTTGAAGAATTGAATGCACTTGTCAACAGTCAATTCGTAACTCAGCTTAGACAAATCATAGGTATTCAGTAATTCACTACGATATGTGTATGAATGAGATTCAGTTTTGATAGGCAGAACATGTGCAAACACACTAGTGTTTTTGTTTT